GAAACTCAGGAGAGTCAATTAAGGTCTTTGCTTTACGTCCAAAACGTATTGCAAGCTCTCCAGTGTGCGTTGCTTGAATGATTTTTAATTTTGGATGACGGCCCACCATCCATGATGGCAAAAGATAAGACGCAAATTCCGATTTTGTGTGTCTTGGAGGCATATTTACGATTAAACGGGTAATTTTTCCTGTTGCAAGGTCATTAAATTTTTTTGCAATGTGTCTGTGGTGCGCACCTTCGACAAATTCGGGCCAAACACACTTAACAAAACTTAAAAAATCGTCTTTTGCCCTATTTTGTATCTTTTTTTCAGCATGTAAAACTTGAAGTTGTCTAAATTGCTTTCTAATGTCAGCTGGAAGCCTACTAATATCAACGTTATTTAAATTCATAAAAATTTTTTTAAAATTTTTTGCATCTTTTACGATGTTCAAAACGAATTTACCACCATTAACTCTCTAAATCAAGCAATTCAACCTGAAGTAGTGGGACCCCTTTTTAAAAAAAGGGGGGATGGCCCGGCCGGCCGGATTTTTTTTCAAGTTGTGTTTAGTATCTCTATTTAATTTGGGGAAAGTGGAGCCGGCGATCATGTCGCCGGATCCTTTGTTTATAATTAGTCTAACAAGACCATGTATTCTTCTGCGAAGTGTTGTCTAAACCAATCAAGACCTTTACGAACTGTATTCCATTCTGGAGATGATCCCCAACCATGTACTTGATCGTATTTCTCTGCCATTAAATTACTGCCCATGATTACATCATACACAGCAACAGCAAACTTAGGCATTGCAATTGATTGTCCACTAAATGGATTTGAAACAGTTTCCATTTCAGTAGTCAATGTTTCTTTAGCAATTAAAAATGGCAATTTATATTTCTTGCCATTATAATGTACTGATTGTTTTATTTTCATATTATTCATAATAGTTATCCTATATTATCCATTGTTATTGTCAATAGGTGTTATTTCTTTATATTTTCTGCCATTATAATAAGGGTGATATGGTGCGTCGTATGTTTTTACTTCAACCTTAACAGGTGTTTCTAGAGCCTGGCGCCTTGGTGCAATGTTAGCGATAGCCTGGGCATGTTTATTCATATAATCATAAAGACATCTAGTATTACAAAAATAACTATGAATATTATTATTGTATCTTGGGTCAATTTTTATCTTAATAGTTCTTAAAACTTTATTATCGCCGGACCCTCTTATTCTGGATTGTGTTTTTTGAGTATGACACTCCGGACCATGACACCAATTATAATTACTCATTTAATACTCCATGCAGTTATTTTATTTGTTGCATTTCTGTATTGATCTTTGCCTGCTAGTTCAGTTGCGTCCAAGTCTAAAAAAGTTAAAACTTTATGGCCGGCTTGTGCAACAAACTCTCTACAATTATCATTCCATTTTGCTTTTCTAGTTACACTCTCTCCATTCTGTTTTGTGAATGTGATTGTAAATGTTTCTGGCATTCCATATTTATTATTCATTTTATTCCTTTCTAATTAATGATGTATCCTACCATAAATAGGATACATCGGTCAAGTGTTAATTTACACTTTTTTGGGCTTTCATATATGCCATTCTTTCGGCTATTTTCTCCTCTCTTGTTTTCTCTCTCTTGTTCTTCATTCCTTTTATTCTATCAGCTAGATTTTTAGGATTGTAGATAGTTAGGCCGGTTGAGTTTGTTCTGATTATTTCTGCCTCAGTAATTGGCATACCTAATTCAGTACAAAGTTCTATTGCTTCATCAAGATATTTATATCCTTTTAGACCTAACTTAATTTCTTTCATTTGGTCTAAAATAGATTTAATCCATTTATGATGTGCCATAACAAATTGTTCTTTTGCCTGTTTCCATTGTATCAACATCATATATTCTTGTTCATTACAAGCTATTGATCTATCTCTACAATAATCTCTACCAATTAAATCTAATTGGTATTTTTCGTTCCACTCCTTGCCATAACCTTTGTCATCATCACCAAGATACTTATTGTTTGCGTCTCTATATTTTGTTAAATGTGGGTTACTATCTTTGCCCTCTTGTTCAATCAAAATATCTGGGTTGCAATTATCTTGTGCTTTTAGTTCATCACGAAATAAAGCATAGCCATAACCTCTATCATCACGACTATATGAAGAATTGCTTTCAGTATCTATTGACCCATTTAATCTAAAATCAAAATGTCCCTCAATAGTATCTTCTTTAGTTATAGGGTTGCCGTCATAGTCTCTATCTTCTTTAGTTCCAAGATAATGAAAATGAAAACAACTGTCCTTTGCAATCGTACTTACATTCTCAAATTTATTCTGTAAGTAATATGCTTTGGCAACATCATCTTCTGTATAATGTCGTCTAACAATTTGTTTAGCAATTTTCCACGCATTGTCATTTATGTCAATCTGATCTGCTTTTAGATTGTCATAGTTTTGTTTTTCAATCGTATCTTCTTGTTCAGCATGGACACGAAGTCTATTACCGATCTTGTTCCGATACTCTTGATTTAGTCTTATTCTAGGCATTTGTTCCTTTCTGTTTTTTGTTAGTCGGTTCGGTGGGTTTCTTCATGTAGCCCACCGACACCTTTGCAAATTGTATTATTGATGAAGATAATTTTATTTGCATAAATAATGTTTTATATCTTGACAATAGGATAGTCAAGCACTATATTTGATTAATCAGATTTTAGAAGAATTAGCTATACACCCTAATCTCTGATTGGGACAACTTCTGGTTGTGTACTCCAAATTACCTAATTTCGAAGTGCCGGCCGGAACTGATCCCTGATCCAATTGGAGTGTCAAAAGTATTATCGAAAGAGAAACTACACTGCAGTTCTCTAATTGGATCTGGGATCAGATGTTGTAGCTGTGGGAATTGACCCACTATAGTCCAGGTCGCGATCCACAATCGGATGGCCACAAAGCCGGAATGAGTGTGCCCGCCTGTGCAGTACGACAACTGATCCCCGGTAAGCTTCAAGCTTGACAGTAATTGTAAGTTTGATAGGATAAAAAAAACAGAAAGGAAAATATGAGTACAAGAAGTAATATAGCAATAGAAGACCCGAAGACAAAAAAAGTAAAAGTTATCTATGTCCATAGCGATGGTTATCCATATGGCGTAGGCAAATGTCTGGTTGACAATTATAACAAACGCGATCTTGCAAAACTATTATTTGAACATGGCGACGCCAGCTATTTAGGTGATACCATTGACGAGTGTAGTTTCTACGGTCGAGATTGGGACAGAGATGAAGAGCCAGCTAGAACCTACAGAGATGAGTGGATGTACATGTATAATATGAAAGGTGAAAACATGATTGAATATATCTATTTATTTAAAGATAATAGATGGCATGTATCAACTTCAAAATATGTTTCTGACAAAATTATAAAAAATTCTTATAATAGTGTTAGTTACTGGACGAAGTTTGAACCCGTAACGCTGAACAAGGAATATATCAAATACAAGGACAAACACGAGAAACACGCTGAAGTTAAGATGATCTCTAAAATTGGAGACATGTTAAAAGGTGCTGGGTTCGACGGGGACAACATAAGCATACAAGGTGGAAGTGCAAAAAAATCAAACTAACAATCAGGACCTGGCGGCAGCAATGCCGCCCGGCCATTATGAGTAGACAATTAGAAAATTACGGAATTAATATACTAGAGCTCCATGCTGAATGGCTCATGGCCAACGGTTACAAGCGCCAAGCTTCAAGCTGCAAGCGGCAGATTAGAATGATTCTAAAGAAGAGATTTTTAACCCGGCCGGCAAACTCCAAGCTTGACAGCTGGCGTAGGAGATAGTAGGATAAATTAAAAAGGAGAAATACATATGACAAAAATAGCAGAAACAATTATGCCAAGTGGATACACGTTCCAGCAGGTAATGCTGTTGAATGCTCTACGAAGGCAAGCAATCTCTGGAATGTTAATGACCAATCCACGGGTTACAGGTTACACATCATTTGCCAAAGCTGTGCTGGCTTTTATTAATGATCCTAAGGCACCAAAGACTTGTAAAAAACTTTATGAGTATTTAGTGAAGAATGGATACTATGAAGGATTAGATGTCCATCTCGCGTAAAAGAATTAAGCA